TTTGATCTTCTAATGAGTTTGCAATAGAAGTTTGTGTTTTTGCTAATCTAATTTTATCTGTGTCATCACTTCTAAAGTTAACTCGCGCATCTCTTCTTAAAGTAGAAATTTCATCAATAGCATCGGCTGAATTAAATTGCGGCGTTCTGAACCTGTCAATTTCATTAACAATTTGATTTTTAATTGGTGCAGCAAAAGATTGTGTAGTGCCTGCAAACTTACGTTGAATTGCTGATAATTCAGCGGCAAGCGTTGGATCGGATGCAATAGTTCCAATTTGTCTAACAGGTTCATAACCTCTTACAAATTCGTCGTTACGAATTTGTCTTGTAAGTTCGGGGGTAATTGGCGTGTTTTCTGGCACACCTAAATCACGGCGTACAACTCTTTGAGTTGCTTCGTGATTGGTATATGACATTTCTTGCTGAATACGTTGTTTACCACCAAGTCGCTCAAGGTTTACGTTACCAAAACTTGAGTCTACGCTGCCAGGCGTAACTACAAAACCCCTTTCTTGTGCTGCACGAATATTTTCATCACGGACAGTATTACGCATTTGCGCAGCGCGCGCAGCAGTTTGCGCTCTTTGTGCCGCCACGCCCGCTGCCACAGGGACAGCAACAGAAGTTGCTGCGCCAATATACGGATTGTCAGTAACTTCAGTAGCGATTTGACCTGGCACCGTGCCAACCAAAGAACGCAGCATATTGCTGCCTACCTGACCGGCTGAACGCACAGGCCCCATTACCGCACCTGTTGCACCTTGAGCCATTACATCGCCAAACCGCTGCGCCATAGTCATATCAGCAGGGTTAAAGTTTGCAATTGCGTTTTGTTTACGATAAAAATTTTCAACCGTATTTTCAGGTTGCGTAATTTGAAAGGGCGGTTCTTTGCCAAGAGCCTGAGCCCCCATGCCAATTAAACCTTTACCAAGGTTAACTGTGTTGGCGGGAAAGTTTAGTATTGTGTCAGCCATACCCGCAACTGCTTTAGGCGGTGCGCTACGAAGCACGTCAAATGTTGATGGGGGTTCGCCTCGACTTGACGGCATACCCTCAGAAGATTGCATTGCACGAATAGCATTTGCCAACGCTGTAGCGTCTTCGACGTTACCTGCTGCGTCTGCTTTAACCAACGCTGAACTAAGTTGCTCAAAAGTAGCCATGATTATTTGGTGGAATATTTGTCAATTAAAGTTTTAATAGCAGGATCCGAAGCTATATTTCCTGTTTTAGCAGGAGCAGCAGGTATTTCGTTTCCTGAGCCAAATTGTGCATTTAAACTTTTAAGAATACCAAGCGTGGATTGAACGTCAAACGTAGTGCTACCCATTGCTTCCATCCAACGCTTAACGTCGGCGTTAGAATCCATTTCTTTAGCAGTCATGCCAGTTGCTTTTTTAATACCTTGAAGAAGAACTGGTGACTGCGCTCTAATTTCATTGCGTAACGATTGCTCTTGCGTAGCAGTCATTTTTCCCGCTTCTTGACCCAATGCGGTATTTGCCAAATAAGAACCTATGTTTTCCATTGTTCCTTTTTTGGTGCTAGTCATACCGCCGGTGGTAGCAAGATCAGTATATTTAGAAGCTAATCCACCAATAATAGTTGCAACTTCAACTTTGCCTCTTTCGCGGTCAATATCAGTTTGCGCTTGTTTTTCGGCTTGCGGTGATGGCTTAGGTTTAAACACCCCCGCTTGAGCCGCCGTAGCGGGTAACCCCGCAGACGGAATCGCAGCAGATGCAGACGGTGCTGTAGCAGCGGCAGACGGCACAACAGGCGATGCTGGCGCGGCTGAAGTAATAAAGTTAGGGTTTAGAGCGTTGACATTAGGATTGGCAACGGGTGCGGGTTGTAATGCGGCTAATGAATTAGCTATCGTAGGAGCCGCAGCTGGCGCGCGTATTTGCGCGGGCGTAACTGTGCCGGTTCGGGTGTTAAACCCACCAAAACCTTCTACTTGTCTAACGCCGCTAGGTGCATTTGGGTCGGGTATTTCATACGACCCTTGAATTGCGGTAAGTGTTGGGTTGCGTTGATTAAATTCGTTATTTTGTTGCGTTACGCGGTGACCAAACATTGACGCACCAACAGTCGCAGCGTTATTAGCGCGCGACGTAGCGTCAGCCATTTTTTCTTTGGCACTAATTGTCGCTTCAACACCTTTTTGCGCTAATTCTGCAATTTTAGATGGGTCAGCAGAGAGCGTTGCAAATTGTTGTTCGGCGTGTTGGGGCGTTAATATACCCAACGAAACAGCGTTGCTTAATATCCCCCGAGCGTTATCTAACGTGGGATTTTTAACTAAACCACCGTATGCGCCGCCAAGATAATCAGCACGTTTCAACCCGATTTCAGCATTAGTTTTTTGAGATTCAAGTTCTTTGGCGCGCAAATCCATCGCAAGTTTAGGGTTGATACTTGCAAGACGGTTAAAAGTCGCTTTGTCGTTAATATCCACGCCTTGCGATAACGCTTGCTTTAATGCGTTTTGTTCTTCATACCCTTGTTGGGCTTGACGCAATTGCATCATCTGACCCATTTGGGCAAGCATATTAGGCTGTTCTACTGGGCGCACGCCCATTGCAATGCTAGTGTCGAGTGGCATAATTAACCTTTAATTATTCGATAAAACCCGTAGTAGGCATATTAGGCTGATAATTAGCTTGCCCAGCCCCATACAAATTATTTGCGCCATATTGGTTAACCATTGCTTGTTGAGCCGGTGAAGCCGAAGAGGGAAACAACTTATTCATCAAACTAGCAGTTTGATATTGACTAACACCTTGGTTGATGCCATTGTTAATTGCGTTTGCCGACCCGACTTGGCCAGACGCGATTGCGTTGCCTTGATTCATACCAATGTTCCCGATGTTACCTGCTGTGGTTAATCCTTGACCGGACAAACTTTGCAATGGGTTAAGAAGATTGGCGCGGTTAGTCTGATAACGATTGAATGCGTTTGTGTATTCTTGCGATGCCGCGTTTTGACCATAATCTGTTGCACCGCGCAAAGCATTACCGGAAAGCGCACCGCCTCTGGCTGCTGCTGTGGCGTTAAGGGCTTTCATGCCTTCGCCAAAACGAAAACCATACCCTGGATCCATATTGTTTGTCAGATCCGTGGGGCTAAAGTTTCTATTTGCAATGCCGTATTCAGTCGAAGTCGTATTGGGGCCCATACCCAGCACGTCCATTAATCGGTTTTGCGCGATGTAACCATTTTGAAGAAACGGCTGTTGCAAATCCATTGCTTTTTGGGCGGAATCGGCTTGTGTATTCGCCGCGCTTTTAGCCGCTTGCGATGACATATACGAGCCGCCTAATATTGCTGCGCCTCCAATAGCTGCTGCGGTAATTGCACCGGCCATGTTAATTCTCCGTTAATAGTATTCTAGCGCCATTATTGTGCGCTAACGCCAATCTTTTGTCTAACAATCCACATTCGGGGATGACATACAACTTATCTTCAATTTCATCTATATCATTACAATTGTCGAAATTGTCATAAATATCAACCCAAACAAGTTCTTCATCAAATACGCGCCCTACGCGCCTAGCTCCAGCCGGTGCGTCAAACTCCAATGGCGCAGTCAGCATTTTAATTTCAGTACCAATATTGACCGCAATAGTGCCTTTTTTAAGATGTACCTTATACGACGTTTTATGTTCCGCGCCGATAATGACCGTGTTAGGGGGCGCAATCATCGTACGGTAATATTTGTTATCTTTAAACTCATGCAGCGTTACAACATCCGCTTGAGGCATTTTAAGCATTTCTTCTTGCAATGCGTCAATTTTTTGTTGCAACGGTACGCCCCATGTCACCACGGGTTGTACTGTTGCAAGTTCGTAGCCTGTCGTCATACCAAATTATTCGAGTAATAGCCAGAAGTAGCAGACGGAAAACTATTCGTCCACCCAGGCGCAATATTGCCACTCACCCAGTTGTAATCGTCGGCAGCGATTGAAATAAACGTAGACGCGCCCGCGCCTTTGTCGTTAGCTCGATTGCCACTGAAATACACTCGATTACCAGTGTAAACCCTAAGCATGGCGTTTGAGAACGTAATGGCGGGCGTGGTGTGAATGATGTTGTTTACAAAGTGAATCAGCGTTTTGCCAGACGACGGCGTATCGGCCGCAAGCACATAAGTGTCCACCGTGCCAATTTCAAAAAATGAATTAGCAACTTGCAATGATGAATTGCTTGTAACCGTAGAAGCTTTGTTAATGTACGGTACGCTAGCTGTGGGCGATAAGAAATGGCACTGATCAAAGCTGATGTTGCCATCTACCAAGTTTTGAATTAGCACAATCGACTGATTGGTTGACCCTGCGTATAACTTACAGTTTACATATTGCGCCCAGCCGCCCGACATAATAATGCCGTTAAAGTTTGCCACGCCTTGCACCGACACATAGCTGTTGGACACTTGAAGCGAACCGGCCGATTGCAAAACACCATTAAACGTATCTAAAGCGGAGTCCGTTACATACACCCAAGGGTCGCCCACGGCGACGGTGCCTGAGCGTAAATTTAAGCCAAGGTTAGAAATGTTAAAAAACTCATGGATGAATACGCCGTCGCACATTCCAATGTCAAATGCGCGGGTAGGATTGGTGCGAAAAATTACCGTTTGATTGGCAGTCAAACTGAAATTGTAAAAGTGAAATTTATTAATTCGCACTGTATCAAGCGCGCCATCGATTTTGATGCCTGTGCCGTAAGCTGACATTTCAAGCAAATCGATAAACGAGCCGCCACAGTTGCCGGTCATGTCAATGCCATTTGTGGCATTTGTAATGCGACAATTTTGAATTTGAAACCGTGCGGTGTCCACAGCGTAGACGGCCACCGGATATGAAGTTAAGTTTGCGCGTACAGCCGTGTCAGGTTGCGTAAATACAATACCTAGATCGCGTAATTGAGGGCCATATTGCGTGGGCACTTGAAACACGATCACGCCTGTGGCGCTCATATTAAAAGTGTTGTTTATTTTAAACACCGAGTTTGCTCCGCCATCGCCATGAATGATTTGGTTAGATGTGGTGATGCGAATAGCGTCTTTGATTAAATACGTTCCTTGCGGAATGTAGACGCTTAATCCTGAACCAAAGGCTGCTTGGATCGCTGCGGTATCATCCGTTGTGCCATCGCCCGTTGCGCCAAAGTCACGCACCGACACCGATTCTTGCAATTTCTTATGAACCGTACTGGCCACAGCGCCCGATAAGGCACCGCTTGCGTTGGATTGTTTAAACCCAATTAACGCATCACCCAACGTGACATCTGACGTATTGGAAAGCGCAGCGTAAAGTGACGTAAAGTCATTTGCGCCAGGAATATTATCCCAAAATCCAATCTGTACATACGCAGACGTTTGCAAGATAAACTTGTACGCACTGCCTGTAGTCAGCCAGATAGCGCCTTGAACGCGTCCTGCTGCGTCTAGCACAATAGGGTTAGTGTTAGCGGTCGAGCCCGCCAAACTGGTGTAAGTCGTCGCAGGAGTGGTTGTGCCCGCCGCATAGGTGTACAGCAAACCACCGGACAACGGGTTGCCGTTGTTGTCAAAGAATTGAGCACCTGCGCCCGCGAAGCATGATAAGTTCATGGTATGCCTTTAAATCAAATTGTTGGCGTAATAGCCAGTACCGCCCCCAGCAAAGTAATTAGTCCACCCAGGAGAAATATTGCCTGAAATCCAGCTATAGTTATCTGCGTTGTTAGATATAAAAGTCGCTGCGTTTGCGCCTTTGTCATTGACGCGATTGCCGGTCATATAAACTCGACAACCTGGTTGAAACTGAAACATTGGCCCGCTATATGATGTATTTGGTTGCGTATTTATATAATTATTAACTAAATGCACTCGTTCTTGTTGTGCGCCTTCACTCCAAACACAAAGACCATTTGCGCTGCCAAAATTAAAAGAACAATCAGACATTGAAAAAAATGTTTGTGTCCCATTAACATAAATTATCGGGCCACCGTTAATGTAATTATTAAAATAACAATTTGTTAAAGTAAAAGTTGTATTTTGACAAGATAATGTAAGCATTGGAGTATTATTAGATGGCCCTGCAAAAAACTCGCAATTTGTAATTTGTACAAATTGATCGCTTGCATTGCTATAAATAGCGTAATAACCGCCACCATCTTGATTAGTAAAATATGAATTTACAATTTGCAAACTGCCTGCTAAATGGTTAATGCCATACCAAGTATCAAAACCAGAATCCGTAATATATACCCACGGTGCGCCGGTTGAACCTTGGTACATATTCATTCCAAGGTTTGAAATATTTAAATATTGTTGAATAAACAAACCATCAACACGACCAATATCAAATCCTCTTGTTGGCGGAGTATAAAAAATACTTGCTTGATTGCCAGTCATATCAAAATTATAAAAATGATATTTATTTATGCGAATAGTATCCAAAGAACCATCAATTTTAATTCCAGTTCCATAAGCAGACATTTCTAACAATTCTATAAATGCGCCACCAGAATTCCCACGCATATCAATGCCGTTGCTTGCATTGCTAATTTTTAATGAATTGATTGTAAATCTAGGTATGTTTTGAGCATAAATAGCAACCGGATAGCTTGTTAAACTTGCACGATTACTTGTGTCTGGCTGCACAAATCTCATCCCAAAGTTTTCTAATTGTGGGCCTGGCTCACCTGTAGAAAAAATAATGACACCAGTTGCACTCATATTAAAGGATGAGTTAATTGTAAAATATGATGAATTACGACCATCGCCGGTCATCATTTGACCGCCCGTAGTCATAGTCAAAGAATTTGTAATTAAATAATTGCCTACAGGTAAATAAACGTGTTTGCCGGTAGCAATTGCTGCTCGAATTGCCGTGGTGTCGTCTGTTGAACCATTGCCTACCGCGCCAAAATCTTTAACGCTAACAAAGTCAGACCATTTGGCGTTGCCTATACGAACAACAGCACCTGTAAAAGGTGCCGTGTAATCGATACGAGTAGATAGCAAATTGCCGGCTAAAAACACGTTGCCTGACGTAGCAGCACTAGGGGTAAACCCTGTAGACCCTGCGCTAAACGTATTGACGATATTAGCAGGAAGCGTCACATCTAATTGAATGGTACCAGGGCCATTAGTAATAGCAATGTTTGACCCCGCAGTCAACGTATTTTTGACTAGTGTGTTGCCTGTGCTATCGCCAATTAAAAGCTGGCCATCGGTATAACTAGATTGTCCCGTTCCCCCATTTATAACCGGTACAACACCTGTGCCGTCGCCTTGCAATGTGTACATATTGACAAAAAAGCGGAACCATTGCGTTGTAATAGTGCCGTCCGTGGGGTCGGTCAACGCAATACGCGCGGCAGGAATTTGCGTGACGTTAAGCATTGGTGCCGCTGACGTGGAGTTCAGCGCCCATGATAGCTACTTTAACCGGATCTGAACCAGATACTTCATAAACACGATCTCGCAGTTTAAGGGTCATGCCAAGACGACGCCAAATAGTGCGTGTGCCATGATTGCCAATTGGCCCCATCGAAGTCCAATGCTCATTTGACCATGTGTGGCCACCGTCATCAGACCAGCGCAGCATAGCCTTGGGCTCAACATAATTATCAATTGACGTTAAAATCGTAACTTGGTTTTCAATTTCAACCGAATTTGTAATTACCCACGGGCTTAAAAAACTGTGTGGAGGATTAGCTTGTTGACCTTGCAGCCCCACACCCGTTTCGGCGATTAGCTGAAGCGAATGCTGCGCGCTACGATTTAAAGTATTGGTGCTAGGTGCCAACGCGCGCCATGCACGCAACCACTTTTGCGTAGTCGTATTGTCTTTGTATACGTCTAAGTCAAACGCATACAAATTGCCATTTTCATAATCGCCAACAATGGTTTGATTTAAATAATTCATTTGGCAATTGCTGCGATGCCGCACAAATTCGCCATTTTTAAGCCCTGCGCGTTCGTGCCAAGCAGTTGTAGCCGCATCATATACCCAAGTACGATCTGCACTAGGAAAAGTTATAACGTAAAAAGCGTGGCCTTCTTGCTGATACGAGTAAGCAATTGCGTCTGAAATATTGCCATAATTTTGAATGGCATACTCAACGGCGTGAGTAGATACGCGTCGCCCTGTGTAGCCTTGCGCTTTGTAGACGACTCCATAGCCGCGCGCATCAGTGCCTAACCAAAACAACGTATTATCTAGCTTGGCCACGGAAAAAGGTGCCATGCAGCCTACTTCGTTAAACGCGCCTTGAATGGGGGTAAGCGGAAAAGGTACTGTGCCGGCGTCATACCAAACCTCAATCGTATCGGTACCAAACAGCCACGTTTCGCGTTGGTTGACATTTACGGATACCAACTCGTCGGGCGATCCCTCAGCGCTTGCAAAACCCAAAGGATCAATTGACGTTCCGTCAAATAATTCAGTAACCCATACTTCTTGCGAATTTGGTTTATTAAAAACAAAGTACCCATCAAGATAGCCCACCGTTACAGCACCAGGGAAATCTGGGTCGCTAATCTGCTTAAATTCATTTGTGCTTTCGTTGTATATAAATCCATCAGGATTACACGCAAAGAAAAGCTGTGTGCCGTTATCAGCGATTGATACCGGCCCAGTGTTGCTTGTGATTGTGCCTAACAAAACGGCTGTATAAGCGTTGCCGTTGTAGAGCTTGTACACTTGGTTGCCCGACACGACATAAGCGTCTGCGCCGTTCGTTTGATGCGTCCAAAGTGCTCTGATGGGGCCTGTGCCTACCGTGGTAAGTAAACGCAGCCCTGGCGCGCGGTTTAGAAACCCTGCTGTTTGACCACCTTCGGGTAATACTTCAGGAAATAAATTAACCATGCGGTTATCAGCCGCATTAACTGACCGCGCCACATAGGACGATCCGAGAATAGGCGTTTGCATTAGTAATTACCGGCAAAAATGTTGTAGCGTTGACGCGTTGCAACAATTGAATACGGCAAGGACATAATATCGTCTGGGTTATTAATGCGTTTAAGATTGCGCTTAGAAGTCATCGCAATACGTTGCACCGTGGGCGAAGGCTCTACCCCGAACTCGGGGGCAAGTTCGCACGCCAAGTTGTACTTAAACGCGCGCAAATAACCTTGAGGGAACGTCAAAGGCGTTGATAGCAATGCGGGAGCGTCCAAAGGGTCTACCGATATAAAATGCCACTCTAGCACCTTGGTTGGCACCGGATAGACGTGCATATCAATATTAGGATAGTTGGTGTTAATCCACATAACCTGTGGATAAGTAGACGTCACGGTCTTAACCGCAATGCCGTCATACTGTTGTTGATTGATTAGTTTAATGCCAAACGAAATGCCCGACGCGGGGTCAATGAAGTAAGTTGCGTCATCCATTAAAATAGGGCGCTGGCCTACAAAATCACCCGTGGGGCCAAGCGTCTGATTAATACGCCCAGGCAACCATGAGAACACTTGCTCAAGCGTTGTAAAAATGGATAAACGCTCGGTTGACCATGAGTCAATCATTTGGTTTAGCGTTGTCAAAGCATCTTGAGCAGTCGCCGCAGATGGTTCTTCAGCCTCAGCCAGTTGACCGATTAGGCGCAACGCCCCGTTGATTTGATCACCGGCTGTGGTTGTGGTCATACCTACTCCGTTTTACGACGACGTTTTAGCTCATTTACAGGCTCGGCCTCGGGTTCGGGTTCGCCTAAAGTATATCGTACCCAACCTTCTTTAACATCCATTTCAGCTTCTAAATCTGAAATTGCAACTTTGCTGCCGTGCTTTGGGTGTTTTAGATAGATGTGCATTTAAAATCCTGTGGCGAGGGGAGTGAGTTTAACTCACACCCCTCTACTTATTAACCTGCGATACGGTAAGCAACGTAGGTTGCAACAGCAGTCTTGCAAACACGCCAGTTACAAGCCGTGTTAGCCGAAACTGCCGTTACACCAACCAAAGTTACGCCGGTGTTAGCCGTAACCGTAGCAGCGTTTGTGCCGCCAATGTTGATAATAAAAATATCAAACGAACTGTTGATTTTCATGCTAGGGAAAGCTGCGTCAAGATCAGTGCCCAAAGGCATTGTCAAGTTAACAGCTGCGCCGTTATAAGTAATGATGCCGTTTGCCAATTCAGCGGCGGTCAGGGTTGCCGCTGCTGTTTTAGCAATAGGTGCTGATTGAATGTTAATAATAACTTCGTTTAAGTTGCCATCACCGAGTTGATAGCCGCCTGCGCCATTTGGAAGTGCCATGATGAAATTCCTTTAAAAAGATTAGGAGCGGGGCCGAAGCCCCACTTCGTTTAGCCCCAGAGTCGAACGGCAGTGACCGGACGCACAGCAGCATAGCCGTAAAGTACGTCTATACGGCAAGGCAGTCGGTCGTTATTGATGTCGTATTGACGAATAATACGCATCGAAATACCGTTATGAACTTGACGTGAAGCCATATCAACACCTTGTGGCAACAACAAGTCGGCAGTCGCAAACGTGATCGCATCTTTGTGATAGATCAAGTTTTGTGGGTAAACTGTAGCTGAACCACCCAAGAACGTCAACACAGCGCTAGAGACAGGAAACGAATCCACGGTTGCCAAAGCGTTTGCGGGGGTATAAATCGGTGGCTGAATTGACAGAGTTGCAGTGGTTGTTGACGAAACAGTTACGTCAGCAGTCACAACAAACTGTTGCAGCGAGCCAGTCGATTGACGGGTTTGTGGGTTAACAGCGTACACGCTACCGATTGTGAACACGTCGCCAGTTTTAAATGTGGGTGACCCGCTAGTAAAACTGATGGCCAACGAAGTTGCACCTTGAGTAGCAACAGTAGTCGCCACAATAGGAGCAGTTGGTGTGACACCGGTGGTGTGCTGATAAATCGACTGCGACATATTGATCTCGTCTAAGCCCAAAATGCCTTCGCCCATCATGCCATTTTTAAACTGGCGGCTGATAGCGCCGGTGGGGTTAAAGAGACCCTTCATGCCCTCAACTAGACCGGCGTTAGCAGCGGGGTTAACCGTTGCGTAGCGTGGTGACATCGGAGTAGCAAACTCATTAAGTTTTTGGTTAGCTTGGAGCAGAACCAAAGACGTGGCTGGCGTTGTGCCAGGCGTACCTACCGAGTTGTAAATGCTCTTGTACGCACTCGCTACGTTGGCGTCCACGGTCGAAGCCAATTGGCTGACGCGAGGCTTGAGCACACGTTCTGCGAAGTCATCCAATTGCATGGTAAGTTCGGCAGAGGTGAAGTTCACACCAATGTGTTGTTGGCTTGACACGGTCAAGGTTGTGTATTGCTCGTTGTCGTCCTGAACTTGCAGGGCGGCACCGTCGGTCACTAGTGCGCGGTCTGGGAGACGGATACGCAGAGTTGAACCGATCTTTGCCCCTTCAACGGCGAATGAATCGTCGTATTGGCGGTTGACATTGCGTACGAGCACAAGGTTGTTCTCAAGGATTTCGAGGGCTTTCCGTGTGATCATATCAATGGTTAGAATGCTGTTTGCCATGATAATTTCCTAAAATAAGTTAGCGGAGGCGCGCTTCCTGCTTCTTTATCTGTCGTGTGCGTTCGGCTTCAATCCATTCCGAAGTAGACATAGTCTTAATCGAACGTGGATCAGTCGTGTCGTATGACGGTGAACCCGTTGTACGCGCAGTGACAGGTGAAATAGGCGATGGTGCGTTTGATGTTTTTTTAACTGGAGGGTTTGCGGCTAACTGAGCCTCAATCCTTCCAATCTCTTTGGCTTGCATGATAGGCGAAAGACGTGAAAT